CTTCATCGCCGATCCGTCCACCCCATGCACCCGTTACTTTGTGTGCGACCCTGGAGGGAGCAAGCCTTGGGTGGCGATATGGGCGGGTGTGATGCCGGATGGGCGAATCTATATTTACCGCGAGTTCCCCGACAGCACGATGGGGCAATGGGCATTACCACATGTCAATGCATTGGGGAAGAGTGTTGGTAAGCCTGGTCCCGCCCAGCGTCCGCTCGGATGGGGGTACGAGGATTACCGCAACCACTTCGAGGACTTGGAGGATGGGGAGGATATATTTGAGCGTATTGTGGACCCCCGCATGGGAGCCGCCACGGTGCGAACCAAGGAGGGCGAGAGTAACATCATTAACCAAATGGCGAACCTCGACTTTGTATTTCGTCCCGCTCCAGGCGTGGATATCGAGGCGGGAATTGCCAAGATAAATGACGCATTAGCATGGGATGATTCGGAGCCTATGACTCCTCGTAATCGCCCAAGGCTCTATATATCAGATAGATGTGACAATACAATTACCTCGCTCTTGGAGTATAGTGGGCAGAGTAGGGCGGAACATTTCAAGGATCAGATCGATTGTATTCGGTACTTATTAGTAGCTGGTGCAGAACACATTACTAATGGCAGTCTCCAATGTACAGGAGGCGGTGGGTATTAGATTGACGGGTCAAGCACAAACAACTACAATCTGCTACAAGCATGCATAACTCCTCTGATCCCGAACTCTTGTTCGTATCCAAGGAACCTGATATTAATTATTTGCGGGATACATACCGCGAAACTCAGTCATCCTTGGGCGAATGGATAGATCGCAGACAACGCGACTATGATGTACGCAATTGTATATGGGCGGGAAAGTCCAATGACTTTAAGAAATATTCTGCCAACCCGGAGACAGGAGAGGTATTTCCCTGGACGGGGGCTTCGGATCAAGAGATCCGTATGGTGGATAACCAAATAAACAAGTGTGTGGCTATGTCGCTAAACGCGGTACGGCAAGCACACATCGTGGCAACTCCCGTGGAGTCGAGCGATATTGCCCGTGCAAATGTGATATCCATGTTTGTACGCTGGTTGGTTAACACCAAGATGGATGATTTCTACGATCAAGTGGAACTCGGACTGAATCATCTCTTCGAGAAGGGAATGATGGTGCATTATGTCTATTACGAGAGCCAAGACCAAAAGCAACAACAGGCGATCAAGTTAGACGAAATTGCAATGGCGTTACCGCAAATCGCTGAGGCGATACAAGACGGTTCTATGGATGAGGAGTTATCCGCCGCCATGTCCGAGCAATTTGGAGTAAGTAAGACGAAGTCCCGTGGCATGCTCAAGGAGTTACGCAAGGATGGTGAAACCACCGTGCCTGTAGTGCGTAAGGTGATTAACCGCCCACGCATCAAAGCACTTGCTCCCGATGAAGATATCTTTTGGCCAAACTACACCATTGACCCACAGGAAGCTCCTTATGTGTTTCATGTCCTAAATATGACACCTGAGCAACTACGCTCAAAGATTGCTTCCGAGGGATGGGATGAGGAGTTTGTGGATAAAGCAATCGAGAATGCCACGATTGGCGAGAACGATGTCTACACCAACAACCTAAGTTTAGAGGACGAGATCCTCCGCGATGATGATGAAACCATCCGCATCGTATACTGCTACCAACGCTTACTGGATGAAGATAACATCCCAGGCATTTACTGCACCGTATTTTGTAATGAAGTTCCCGATTTATATGCAAAACATACTCTCATGGATTATGCGCATGGCGGATATCCTTTCGTTGTGTCCACTTTTGAGAAAACTTCAAAAAGACTCTACGCCTCCCGCTCCGTCCCGGAAGTTGGGGAAGCGTTCCAGCAAGTCGTCAAAGTCGAACCGGACGCGAGCATCGACAGGCAAAGCCTCGCAACGGTCCCGCCGTTAGAACATCCTTTGGGACGCTGTCCCACAAGGTATGGCCCTGGTGTCCGTATTCCTTACCGCACACCTGGAGAGGTACGATTTGCAGATACTCCGCGTTTTGATGCCGGATCAATTGAGGTAAGGCGCTTGATGCAAGAGTCATTTGATCGCTACTTTGGTAACAACGCTCCAAACATTGATCCTGTTGAATCACAGATCAAACAGCAAAACATCATTAACCGCGTACTGCACCATATGAAATATGTGATGGACCAAGTTTATGGTCTATATCAGCAGTATGGTCCCGATGAGGAATACTTCCGCGTCACAGGCGTACAAGATATGCAGAAGTATGCGAAGGGCAGAGCGGGAGAGAGATTCGATTTTTATATGCAGTACGATGTGGCTACCCAAGACCCTGAGCAAATGCTCGAACGGGTTAAGACGATTGGTCAAATCACAGGCACGATGGATAAGAATGGAGTGGTGGATACCGAGCAACTGCTCGCTATGGCAATCGGTCAGGTTATGCCGGGTGCGGCAGAGAAGGTAATCCTACCCAAGGAGACTGCCACACAGAAAGCAGTTGAGGAGGAGCGTCAAACTATCGCTGAGTTAGCGGCGGGTGTACCGCCCAATGTTCGCGAGAACGATGCCCACGAAATGAAACTGCAAGTATTTCAGCAATGGTTACAACAGCCCGACATTCAGCAGAAGGTACAGCAAGACCAAGCGTTAAACGAGCGTGTTCAAGGGTATATGCAACAGCGTCAGTTTGCTATTCAGCAGAAGCAAAATGCTAGAATTGGTAGACTAGGAGCCGCGCCTACACAATTCGGACAAACTGCTAGTGCGGCATGAGCATAACGCATCGTGGGGAAAGATTCTCAGGATACAATAAGCCTAAGCGAACTCCTGGTAAGTCTAAGAAGTTTGCCGTACTCGCAAAAGAAGGGGACAAAGTTCGTCTTGTTCGTTTTGGAGATCCCAATATGTCCATTAAAAAGAACATACCCGCACGGCGTAAATCCTTCAGAGCGCGACATAAGTGCGATGAAAAGAAGTCTAAACTGACCGCTGGTTATTGGTCATGCAAGAAATGGTGATATGAGCCTTTACAAAAACATACATGCTAAACGAAAACGCATCAAGGCGGGTTCCAAAGAACGCATGCGCAAACCCAACAGCAAGGGTGCGCCTACCGCGAAAGCATTTAAGAAAGCCGCAAAGACAGCACGCAAGAGAAAGTAGTATGTGCAACATCTGCAAAGAGAAATCTATTGGATCGTGGCCATGCTCATGTTCTTCCTGGAGAGGGATGCGATCCTCGACACGATGTTCGTCCTAATTGAGTTAATCTTTGAGTTCCTATGAAGCGTAAAAAGTATCACGAGGTTGATCCACAGGAAGCGATCACCGCTTTGCGTTCTATCAAGAACGACCCCAACTTTAAGAAGTATATCGAGATCCGCGAGCAGATGAGGGAGGATACAATCCGCCAATTACAGAACCGCGAGAACCTTGTAAATTCGAACCTTGTCTTCCATTTAACAGGGAAACTTGAAGCAATCGATGAGGAGTTAGATAACTTTCATAATCTATAGTTTGTTTATTCATGTAGTAGTTAGCTCTTGCGGTTTAGGGGTAGACCGCAAGGGCTTTTTTATTGCCATTACCTTGTAGGGTAACTACATTTTGCTACACTAGGCTACAAAAGCCTTGACATCTATGGAAACATTAACCGAAGAGGTTGTCTCGGAGTCCTCTCAAAACACCGTGGAAAGTGAAACGCAAGGCGAGGGGAATCTCTCGATGGCAGAATTTGCTGATCAATTACTGAAACGCAGACAGCCGGAAGAGGAAGTAACTGAGCCGACCGAAGAGGTAGACGAACCCGCTGATGAAACTGCGGAGCCTACGAATACCTTAGAGGAGGAAATCAATCAGTCCGCCGAGGAAGAAGTGGAGGGAGAAGAGGAATCTTCACCGCCCGCAGAATCTTCGGATGTTCTTTCAAAGTTCAATATCGACCTGGATAACCTATCCGAAGAGGAGTCCCGCGATCTCGCAAAGGCGCTGAATGCATCTGCGGTCAAGCGATTCGGGAGACTAACTGCTCAAAAGAAAGCACTACTAGCGGAGAATGCTGAGTTACAAGCTCAAGCTGAACAAGCTCAGACTCAAGCCCAGCAAACACAATCCGTAGAATTGCCTGAGTTCCTCAAGGATAACGCACTCCACAATATATCAGACATGCAGTCTCTGCAAAAGGAAGTCGAGCAACTCAATACCCTCGTAGAGTGGGTAGATGAAAATCTCGATAACGAAGTGCAGTACGATGACGATGGCAACGAATATGTGGCTAAGGATGGAGACAAGGTATATAGTAAGTCGGACCTTCGTAGGATTAAAGGTAACGCTAATAAAATTCTAAGGAAGGATGTAAAAGCTCGACAAGAGTGGATACAGCACCGTGCAAACGCAGATCAGCAAGCCAAAGAAACTTTCGAGTTTTTAGGGGATGAGAATAGCGAAGAATATCAGCAATTCATGCAACTCAAGTCAGATCGTAGTCTGCAACCAATATTAAACTACATACCAAACTCCAACTTCGCGTTAGGTTTAATTGTCGAAGGGATCAAAGCAGTTAAGGCGAGAGACGCACAGAAAGCGGCTCCTAAACCCAAACCTAAAGCACCTACCGCAAGTACAGAGGCGGGAACTGCTAGACCTAAATCACCCCAGGCGAATGCTCAGAAGGCTCTGCAAGCGGCGAAGGCGAAATTCGACAAAAGCGGAAGCATGGCGGACTACCAAGCATATCTAAAACTTAAAAATAAATCTTAAATTCCAAGGAGGAAATAAATTATGGCAATGACCAAATCACATGTAGCCGGAACAACTCTCGGTTCTAACCGGGAAGACCTTTCCGACATCCTGACCATCCTAGAACCAGAGCGCACCCCTTTGCTTTCACTCGCTAAAAAAGGAAAAGCTAACGGCACATTCTTTGAGTGGCAAACTGATGACCTCGCTACGCCAGCCTTTGCTGGAGTATTGGAGGGCGAGGATGAGACATCATTCACCAATCAAGTAGCCAACCGTGCAAAACTCGGAAATCACATTCAAGTATTCCGCCAAAACTACCAAGTTTCCAACATCCAAGAGCTTGTCGATGTTGCTGGCGTGGACAACGAGTTCGCAAATGCGGAAGGAAAAGCAGTAAGGCAAATGAAGCGCGATATCGAAAGTGCGCTTTGTTCCGCTCAGGACCGGGATCAAGACGATGGAACCAACCCATATAAGACTCGTGGTCTTTTCAAATGGTTGGGTGAAGGCGGACAGCCCGCTGATGTTCCCGCGGCTTATCAATCTGTTGCAAGCGTATCCCTTGGTGGAGGTTCTTTAACTGAATCTTCTCTTAACGGAATGCTTCAAGACTTGTACGAAGCTAACGGAATGCCTGGTGGACAGCTTACTTTGCTTGCTGGTCCTACCTTGAAACGCGACATCTCTGATTTCGCTCGTCAGGAAGGCACAACTACCGCTCTTAACTTCCAGGTAACTCAACCCGCTGAGTCCAAATCCATCTCGCTTGTAGTGAATCTATACGAGGGAGACTTCGGATCTGTAGCGTGTGTCCCAAGTTTGTTCCTTAATAGAACAAGCGGATCGGCAACCGTTGACACCAATGCTGGTTTACTTATCGACCCTGAGTATATCGCTGTAAATATGCTCAAAGCTGAGTCTTCTTCTGAGCTTGAGAACAAAGGCGGTGGGCGCAGAGGCTTCTGTGAGACAATTGCTGGACTTGCTTGCTTGTCCCCAAAAGCTCACGGAAAAATTAATTAATCTTAACCGATAGTGCGGGGAGAGGTCTGCGATGCGGGCCTCTCCCTAATCTGTATAAATACGACATGGCTGACTTATTAATACCAAAGTGGAAAGACGGTAATGGTTCTCAGTTTATGAAGAACCTGGATCGCTACTTGCGCTACGAAGTAGACCTCGAAGAACACGAGTCAGTCATGCGTGAGAAGATGGCGATGAAGGAAAACCACAATATGGGAGTCGCCAAGATGGATGGATTGGGGCAACTCAAAGCGAGTATACCCGCCCGTGATTACTTCCGCTGGCATCAAGCCGAGCGTGGGTGCTGGGGTGATAAAGGATTCATCAATTCATTCTTAAATAAGAATCCAAACCTCAAGGCTCAAACAATGAGCAAGCAGTCCTTCAGCGGACCTAGCGTAAAAGTAGCATGAGGGAAATTGCGGTCAGTACGCTACTCACCAACCTAAAGCATATGGTTGGAGTGGACAGCCTCCTGACGCAAGAACAGGATGCGGCAGTCCGTAGCTTTAATCGCTTTGGACGATTGGCGTGGGAACGCGCAAGATGGCCGGACACCATCCGCTTGGAGCAAAAATTGCCTGATGTACAAGTACGCTCCATCGAGGTTACTAATGGTGGTAGTGGATATACAAGCGCACCAACCGTAACCGTATCAGGTACAGCCACCGCAGTTGCCACCATTAATGCAAGTGGGCAAGTAAACGGAATCGCGGTAACCGCAAATGGCGGTGATTACTTATCCGCACCAACCATCACCTTTAGCGGTGGCGGAGGAAGCGGAGCAGAAGCGAAAGCAAACTTGATGGGTGTCCTGGACTATGGGTCAGACATTGGCGAGATCCTCCGCATTACCGAGAAAGATCCGTATGCACATGGTAGTCCCACCGAAGTACCATACCGCGTGGAGTATTCCGCGAGTGGTTATGGCAAGGTGGTACTCGTGGATCGTGCAACCACAACTCCCGTATTTGTATTACATCGCAAGCCCTTCATTGAATACACATCGAGCAGTACCGATTACCCGTACATATTTAGCGAGTACGCGGTAATTGGTGCGTATAGCGATTATTTAACCGCAGATGGACAGACTGATAAGGGCATGGTCGCACAGCAACAAGCAGAAGCAGTTCTTATAGCAGAGTTAGATAAGCTCGAACGCCAACAAGGACAAAACAATTTCATTCAATTCACGACTTACGGATCAACAATCTCAACAGCATTTTAATTATGGCAAACGAATATAGAGGAGTAGGACTAAACGGTGGGGAGTTTATCTCTGACACCGCTTCACATACAGGTAGATGGTTTTCTATCGTATCCACCGATGATTCCACACAGATCACAAGTATTAGCGGAAATATCACTAATCTAAGTGACGCGACTACCGGGGGCGGATCAACCCTTACCTTAACTAAAAACACCGCACTTTACGGCGCGTTTGACGAGATCACCTTAGCGGCTGGTAGCGTAATCGCATACAACCGATAGATGCTCACCCACGATCTAAATGTCAGCGTCAGTCGCCCTCATACAACGAGTGGCGTACCCGAAGCTGGCGGACCACCCGCACCTGACAGGGTCATCCAGGCGGAGTCGGGAGCATTTCTGCAAGTAGAGGCGGGGCAATATTTAGCATTCGATTAAGAGGAAATAAATTATGGCGAACAAGAAAATTTCACAATTAGACGCTTTAGGCACAGCACCAGCGGCGACAGATATTTTACCGATCACCGATGTATCTGACCCCACAGGATCAGCACAAGGAACCACCAAGCGTATAACAGTCGCAAACCTTCATAGCGGTCTACAAGCAGAACCCGCTGAAGGTGCATTTGTAGATGGTGACAAGACAAAGCTGGATGGCATTGAGGCAAGTGCAGATGTAACGGATGCTACGAATGTAGAAGCGGCTGGCGCATTGATGGATAGCGAGGTTACGAACCTCGCCCAAGTAAAAGCATTTGATTCAGCCGATTACGCAACTGCGGCACACACCCACGCCCTCAACGATCTTAGTGATCTTACGATCACATCCGCAAGCAACGAGGATGTGGTAAAGTACAACGGATCAGCTTGGGTGAACGGACAAGTCTCGGTTGATGTAGACACACCCCTTACTACCGCACTCAGAGGAACAGACAATCCACACATCGGAGCGCACCCGGAGCAATCCTTTAGAGTGTTGGATAACCCATCTAAGTCGGCAATGGTTGTTGCGGATAAGGATGGTAATATTACCTACCTTTTGAAAGAGGCGAGTGCTGAAGTAAAAGTAACAAAAGCTAATGGTACGCCTGTTCGTTTCGCACTAGCTTCTGACCTTCCCGCATTTGTCTTAGAGAATGATTCGGGGGAGCCTGACATTGAAGTAACTGATTCTGCGACAGGAGAGAAAATCTCAGTCATCAGCGGGGACTCCGACACAAAAGGAGCAAATGGTTTACCACTTCGCCAAGGATACAACTTACCCGACATCGGGGCAAACCCAGCACCCATCTTAATCTCAGGCGGTTCAATCGCTTAACTTAATCTTAACTAACTAAATATCATGCCAACAGTATACATTCAACCAGGTTCAGGAACAGGCACAGGAACGCTCGCTGATCCTTATTATTATTCCTCCCAACTTAGTTCAGCAGAAACAGCGGCTGGAAGCGGAGGCACTATTCTTTTCATAGATGGAGATTATAATTTTTCGAGTAATGTAAGTTTTAGTGCTGACGGAGTAACTTACAAGGCAGTCAATAGACTTGGGGCAAAAATATTAGCTTCAACAAATTCTCACACGTTTACAATAGGTTCAACATCAATAACAGCACCCACAATCGCTGATGGTTTTTATGTCGAAAATTTATTGTTAGTTTTAAGTTCGCCAGCACAACCAGCAACTTCAAGTCAGACCGCTAAGTTTATTAATTCAAAGTTAACACAAGTACAGCGACATACCTTAGTAAACGGTATATCAAGTACCGCAGGTTCTTTTAAAGAAGTGAATGGGTGTGAGTTAAATTTCAAACCAGGACAAAGTGGTATAAGACCGTTTGCTAATTGTTCCGGAGGTACAATGTCTAACTGTAGTGTTTATTTAGATTTTGGGACTAGTTACACAGTAAGCATAAGATCTTCAGCAAAATTTGATTCATTCACGGATTGTATTATCGCAAGCAATGATGGTTCAAGTTTCACAGAGAATTACACTACTAATGCTACTAACTGCATATTCCACGAGATGGGTACTACTAATAGCTCAGGCGGTACTGACAATATTTTCCAAGACCCATTATATGTAGACCCAGGTTCAGACCTACGCCTTCGTCCAGCATCACCCGCAATTGGAGCCGCAAGCTAAGTAGTCATGGCTTACAATAAGTTACATCGGAAAGATTTCGTTATCGCTATTAAGACTGGCGATGACTCAACCGCTACCGCTTTAGCTGATCTTAAATTCGCCAAGGAAGCGGTAAAAGGTGAATTGTATTTCAATACTGCCACAAGCGGGACCTACGCACAGAAATTATTCATCGCTACAAGTGATGCTGGCACAGGTGTAGCGACTTTGGTGCAGTTGAATTAATGGCTCCTAACATCAGCGAGGATACGAATGTAAAGACTCCGCTGGCGTTTTTACTCAAGGTCTTTGGCGGGACCATCTTCGTGGTCTACTCGGCCATGCTGATCTATGCACGATTAAACACCCTAGAGATGGAGATCCTACGCCTTCAGCACGAGGTGCATATGAACTCAGAGTTTCGCGTAAAGTGGCCACGCGGAGAACTCGGTGCATTGCCTGACGATGCGGAGCAAAATATGCGTCTATTGTTCATTGAGAAACAAGTTGCCAAGCACGAGGAGTTAATGGACGAAATACGATACGGAACAGCTAGGTGAGATGGGTGAACTTATTGCAATGTTTCTTACAGGTGGTGGCTCCACAGCGATGGGTGCTATTCTTAAAGGTGTGTTCGGTATGGTCTTTGAGAGTCGCAAGCAAAAGCATGACATGGAGATGGCAAGAGAGAGTAGGGGGAATGAGAACTTCCTTAAACTACAGGAGCAAATTGCAAACTCAGGACAGGCAGAAACGGCCTCCAAGACGAGAAAATTATTGGCGACGATTGGGGTTAGTTCCATGTGTGCTTGTATCGTCTTGTGTACGCTCTTTCCCACCCAAGAATTGGTCACATTCACCAACGCCAACGGTGAAGGAAGAACCGAATTATTCTTTGGAATCCTCTCATGGCCAGCAAGCCAAGACCCAATCACAATTTCTACTGGCCACATCTCCCTTATGGGAAACCTCACGATCCTTCCATGTATTTTGGGATTCTACTTCGGACCATCGCCAAGAAGGTAAATGAACATGATCGACCGCGTCTCAGTAGCTGGAATGAGTGGCACAGCCGCCACCTTTGGCTTATCCACGCTTGATTCATTCCTGGGTATAGCGGTAGGTGCGGTGACTCTTGTATATATGTCCATCAAGCTGTACCAAGAGATCCGC